CTGCTGGTTGGCCAGGAGTAAGTGCCATTCCTTCAACGGGTTCACCATAACGTTTATCGATATCTGCAAATAATCCAGATTTTTTGATTGTAACCGGAGAATCTTGAAGTTCTTGCATGATAACTTTTTCCATCTTCTGTTGTTTCAAGTCTTCAACGATTTCTCTATCGCTCATATTAAATATAATACGTTTTGCTGTTGTATGTGACATTGCAGCAATACCTGATTCAGCACGAGTTAATTCAGTGTAAGTTTGTGCTTTATCACGCATTAATTCTGATTTCAATAACTCTTGTTGGGTTGATGGATTGGTTAATGAAATTGTAAAATTCTTTAAATCATCACCAGTATATCCCAATAAATATAAATGAATCATTGCCATTTTATTGAGTTCTTGAACCATTGCTTGCTGTACTCGATTAACTTTTTTTGAAAATCTAATATCATATTGTGCCATGTTCTTACCTGCACCTGCAGCGTCTTGAAAACTCAAGAATGGTTTTGGAACTCCTAAACCAGTAAATAAATTATCTCTAAGATACTCTATATCATGTATCTGATCTAAATTTTGTGCTCCGGGAAGTGTATCAATACCAGTTTGAGTATTTGCATTTCTAACTGGAAGAAAATAATCTTCATCGTTTCCTAAAATATTAAAACGATAATCAATTTGACCATCATTTTGTGAAACTTGTGCAGTTTTTTTGAATTTGGTTGCTACTTTATATATATAATTTTCAATATCATCCTCATCGATATTTCCTACATCAATTTTAAAAACTTTTTTTTCACCAGCACGGATAATACGATATGTTAACATGGCATCTTCAGCCATTACGAGTTGTCTAAATACTCTTCGAACCTTATTAAGAATGGATGAACCATATGGCAAATACTTATCATCACCAAGAAGCCTAAAATGGGCAATTTCAAATGCATTGAACTCATCACCAGTCATTCTTTCTTTGAACTTAACGAATGGTTTACCATTTTGGATTCTTTCAAATCTTTCAATTTCATAATTTACCATTTGTTTTACATGTGTGATACCTTTTTTTCTCTCACCATAAAGTAGGACAAAATTATCGCCATATTTTACCGTGTTCCTTACCCAAAACGGTAAATTCACATTTACGTCAACTGTATCATAGAAGAAATCTTCTAATAAAGACTTAATACGTTCTTTATTAGAATATATGTTCATCATTTTTCCATTAAAACCGATTGTAGTTGATTCTTCCATGAATAAATCCAATGCACTTGATATAATTGGGTAAAATTCCATACCTTCATAATCAATATATGCTGGAAGTCTGGCTGCTTCGTATTGTAATGCCTTCTGAAAACCTCTATCAGTAGTTCTGAAGAATTTGCTTTGAAGTTCACGTTTTTGTTCGAGTTCTAAACCCTTTAAATGAATTTCTTCGGGAGAACTACCTTTAATAATGATCTTACTTTGTGTAATGGGCATTGCTGCACCAGTACTTATTGAATTTGTCATTGGTGTTGATTCTTTGAAGCCAAAACCATCTAAATTCAATGTTTTATTGAGACCCTGATATATTGTTAATTTACTTTTTTCTTCTGCCATTTTATAATTTATTATAATTTTTTATAAATACTATGATTTTTCTAAAAAGTCTAGTAAATATAAATACAATTCAGTTTTACTTTTTCTTCTCCAAACCACTAAATAACCAAGCATTTGCCATGTACGGATTCATTGGGTTAACGCTATTGATTGAAATTATTGGTTTATTTTTAACTTCTTGTCTACTTCCTATTTCAGAAATATCGTTAATAGTTAGTATTGCATTCAACATTTTTTCAGTAACACCTTTACTTTGTTTGAATCGTTTCATATCAAAATTCATCACATATAAACCAATTGATAAACCCATTATTGAATCATCATGAAAACTACGTTTATGATCAGCAACACGATTTCCTGGAACTGTAACAAATGTTTTTAATTCATTTAATAATCTAATTGAACGAATAATAACATCCTCCAAATGAATTGCTCTTTGCATTTCAAGAAGTACCGATGCTCTGTTATTTCCAATGAAAAATCCAGGAATTAAGTCAACAGTAATTACATTACCATCACTCATAGTCTTTTGACCTTTCTTAATATAACCCTGTAATCTGTCTCTCGATGGTTTATGAGTTACTTCAGCAAAATGGACATTATCGTAACCATATTCTAGTAGTTTTTCAACTGATTGAACACCATAGCCTCCAGTGATATCAACTACACAATAAGCGTTATTATATTTTCGACCATATTGATAAGCTACTTCAGCAAGCATTTGCGGTGTTATTTTTCCATAATATTCCATAACTTGCTCGACTTTATGTCTTTTTATTTTAACAGTTTTAGTCTTTCCATTTTTAGTAATGTCCTTCATTTCAATTATCTCAATTGTTTTCAGCATGTTAATTGTTGAATTATCTTCACCATGTCCTGGCGATGCATCAATTGTCATAATGTATTGTTCTTCAGGTTCAGGGTCTTCCCAAATCCATACGTTTTTATCCATGTATTCCTGACGAATAGGAGTTTTTATTTCATTGGTTTGAATTCTTAAAAGATATTCTTCTGCAATGAAGTTATCGCCAGATCCTAAGAATGAACAATTATGGTTTGAAAATTCATTCGCAAAATAATCACAATCTTTACTATCGACAATATCATAAAAATTACATCCATCAACTAGCTCAATTGATTTTACATAGAAATCTCCATCAATTGTAGTTAAATATGTTATATTTGGAACTAAGGATTTAACATACATATTTTTACCATTAGCTAAAAATATATGATCCTCACTAACAATAATTGTTGCGTTGTTTTCTAGTGTAACTTTATACCCAATATCTTTATAAGACATTGTTATTCCAGCAAAATCAACAAATTCACCTGAAGAATTTAAAATTTCATAATCTAAATTAATTAACATGTTAAAAATTTAAGACATTTATCGATTATTTCTTTAGGTTTTTTATTTCTATTATATTCATCAGATGTTATTATTAACATATCATAACCCATTTTTTTTAATATCGAATATCTAATATTATCTTTACTCGCATTATGCCAATAATTACCATTATATTCGATGATTTTATTTTTATATTTAAAATCAATCATCATAACAGTATTTTTATGATTATATATTTTTGGAATTTTAATTACATATTCTTTATTTAGTTCATGAAAATATGTTTCATTTTTATCTCCCAAAGAATTATATATATCCCAAAATAATTCTTGAGAAATTTTACTAAATCTATTAGCTTTTAATGTTGTTAGAGTTTCCATTTTTCTACAAACATATAAATCATACTTATCATATCCATTTTCACCATATTTCTTAATAAACCATTCTAAACTATTCGTTTTGTTGTTGTTAACAATTATTAACCAATCTGAATGATATTTTTCCCAATTATTTAAATATTTTTTTTTAAACCAATCAATTGATGGATATTTTGGTTCACAATGTGAGCATATAATACTAAATTCTCCATTAGAATTTAATTTCCAATGTTTTAGTTTATTATGTATATCGCAATAAATGTTAATTTCATTAATTAAAACATATAATCTATGTGAAAATTTATTTAAATTCTTATCTAATGAATTCATATGTTGTGTATGATGATACACACTTGCAAATAATTTTATATCTTCCGATATCAATTTTCTATTACCAGATTTTCCTAAATAATTTTTATATGTATCATGTAATAATTCAATTGTTTTATTTTTATCATAAAATTCATTAGTTTTTTTTATGTTATTAATAATTTGTGTCCAAAATTTTTCTGCAGAATTATTTGTCTTTTCAATAAAATCTCCAATTGTTCTATCAAAAACAAATATTTTATTATTTTTTGATATTTTATTGATTTCACCATTATATTTTTTTAAATATAATAATTTTGGATATAGTGTTTTATTCATAGAACAAATTTGCATCTCAACTGTATTGGTATTAATATTCTTAATTAAATTTGGATGGTCCTTATTAAACATAGATAATCCACCTTTAATTCTATATTTTTCAATATTAATAGCAATTATTTTATTGATTAAATCTTTCTTCATTTGTTTATTTTTATATAAATACGTTGAAGAATTATTTTGTTCTTTTAAATTTTGATATAAATCATCAATTCTTATTTTTTCAATAATACCAGTTTTTTTATTTCTGATAGTTAATAATGCTTCACCGAATACACAAAGTAATTCTTGGGCAATTTTACGCATGTCACCATTGGCATCTTTAACCTGTTCTTCAAACCAAGGAGATGAGGCTTCCCAACCATCATCCATCATTTGAATTCTGGTTAGTCTATCAAATCCATCGTCTTCAGTACGAATTTCATTTTCTTTACCTTTGTTTTTTAACCAACATAATTCCTTGTTATAACGTGGATCATTAAACCACCACATTTCTACTGCCTTGAAGTTGTTTTCACCTCTACGAGCACCATCAAAATGTTTATAGAATACCGCATCAAGACCTGATGGAGTAGAT